TATTATTGAAGTTAGCAATGGAACTGCAAAAACAGTAACTATTCCAACTAACGCCAACGTAGCCTATCCAGTGGGAACCACTATCGACATTATCCAAACTGGAGCAGGTCAGGTAACAATCGCTGGACAGGTTGGAGTGACTGTAAACGCAACCCCAGGTCTAAAACTTAGAACTCAATGGTCCTCTGCTACACTACTCAAGAGGGATACTAATACTTGGCTAGTGTTTGGTGACTTGACAGCGTAATACGGGAGAAATAAATGTCTAAAAGAGCAGGAAGAAAGTCGCAACAACAAAACGACTTTCTACAGCCAGAAGCGCCAACTAGCGTATCCGCTACTGACGTTGGAACTAACAGACCTTTTGGAAACGCTGCTGCCACTGTTTCTTTTTCACTTCCAGGCACTTCACCAGCAGCGACTATTTATTATGTAACTTCCACCCCCGGTGGCATAACCGTAAACGGCGCGTCTTCTCCAATTACGGTAACTGGACTTAGTTCGAACACTGCTTACACTTATACAGTAATTGCTGGAAACGCTAGCGGAAACTCCTCTCCGTCTTCCGCTTCAGGTTCAGTCCTAGCGACCACCGTTCCAGCAACTCCTACCGCCCCCACCGCATCTTCTACGGTCGCGGACCAAGACTCAGTCAACTGGTCTCCACCTGCAACTGGTGGAAAAGCAATCACTACTTATTTCTGGCAGTGTGATGACGGCAAGAGCGGCTCTACTGCTGGGACTTCAGTAACCGTCTCTCAAGAAGGCGCTGGAAACTCTACAAATGCCTATAGAGTTTTAGCGCAAAACGCCAACGGCAACTCTACTTTTTCCGCTTACTCTAACTCTGTGGATACAGTGGCACCGTTCTTCCCACCTTTCTTCCCACCTTTCTTCCCACCTTTCTTCCCACCTTATTTTGCTCCACCTTTCTTCCCACCTTTCTTCCCACCATCGTTTGGACCACGCTTCGGACCTATCGCTTACTAATTCTTAGAATTTAGTTTCTTTGTGATAGCATTTTTATCCAACAACATGGAGGAAAAATGGACCAATCAGAAATTGAAACTCAAGGTCAAAGAATCCAAGAGTATTATAAAATCAAAGAGCAAACTTGGTCTTCTGTAGAAGAACTTGGATTTGGACTTTATGTATATAGGGATGTAATCCCTGAGTCTTTGGAAGTTGCCCGCAGGCTTGAAGACGTAATTCTCAACCCAGACAGTAAGTATTCTTACCAAGAAGCCCTAGTTGGCTATCAAACTAAGATGCCAGAGTATAGAGACTGCTACGACTTTAAGTTTAAGAAAGCAGACATCGAGCACGACACTAGCGAAGGCTCCCTAAAACTACAATCACTTTGGCAGGATGTCTACGACAGACAAATCAACGCTCTAAAGGACTACTCGCGCCGTCTAAACATCGGTGAACTTCGCTACTGGGAAGCAATGAACTTCATCAAGTATGAGAAGAACCAGCACTTTATGGAGCACCACGACCACGGATACTCATACAACTGTGTCGTATCTATGGTTGCTTATCCAAACGATGACTATGAAGGCGGAGAACTCTACTTCAGACTGCTTAATCTAAAAATTAAGCCTCGCGCTGGAGACCTGTACATCTTCCCATCAAACTTTATGTATCCGCACCAAGCAATGCCAGTGACTAGTGGCACTAAATACTCTATTGTCACTATGACTGACTACTCGGATAAGTATCACAAGCCAGAATTTTTCACCGAGACAGGTAGTTAATGCCACAAATAAGGGTGCTTAGGGCGGACGCTGGAGTAGAAGCAGCCGATATCAGGCAACTACCAGTTTCCAGAGAATGGATGGATGCCACTGGAGATAGGCACGCCTATCATTGCTTTCCAATGTCTCTCACCAACCGAATGGGCTGGGGCATCTCATTCCCCGAAGACATAACCTTTATTTGGGATGGAATTTCTAACTCTTCTAGTGAGCACGTAACCGTTTTGGCTGGCAGTCAATATTGCTCGACTAACAGGGGAAATGCCACAATCAGTTTTGACACCAACTTGCATTTCAAGACAGATGAAGAAACCACCACTTTAGTAATGCCAGTCCCAAATCAGTTTATTGATGGCGCACAATGCTTTACTGCACTGATTAGCACTTCTTTTCTAAACGCTGCGCTTCCCATTGCTTGGAGAATTACTAGACCAAACGTCGAAATAACTATTCCAGCGGGGACACCAGTAGCGTCTGTGATTCCTATCTCACTAACCACCTTGGAAACTTACGAACTTTTGTTAGAGGATGCTGATTTTACTCAAGAAGATTGGCAGGCAATGAGCGAATACGGAAACGCCGCGCATCAATACACTCTTCGTGGGGAGTGGTCTAATTTTTATAAAAACGCCACCGACCACAATCATAAAAAAATTGGCAGTCACGAAGTTAGAAACATAAATCTAAAGACTACGGATAAGACTAAAGATGCCAGAAATTAGATTTGTATCAAACAGACCTTGGCTAGATGAAAACAGCATTTCCAAGCCAGAGCCAGTCATAAAGACCATCCCAGAGTGGTATATAAATGCTGACCGACACTACAAGCACCCACACACAGGCGAGCACGTAATTGGACCAGACGGTGGAAAGATTGTCACTTGGAAAGGTTGCCCAGCAATCTACGACATTATGGGTTCAGGATATGTGTACAAAACTCCGTGCGACATAGAGTTTTTTATCGACGAAAAGGGCAACCCAGACGTAAGAGTTAGCGACCCAAACTACCAAGATTTTTGTACAAAAAGAGACCCCCTACCCCAGTTCAGACACCCTGACGGCTACTCGGAACAGCACTTCGCTTGGTGGGCAGACTGGGCAGTATAGGTTCCAGAGGGTTACAGCGTTTTGTACACCACACCGCTAAATCGATACGAGTTACCGTTCACCACTACTAACGGAATTATTGACAACGACAAAGTCAATTTGCCAGGCACAATGCCATTTTTTCTAATCAAGGGCTTTACAGGAGTCATACCTGCTGGAACTCCGTACGCCCAACTGATTCCCTTCAAAAGAGAAAACTGGGAGTCTAGTGTTATAATTGAACCACCAGAAATATTGTACGAAAAAAATATGGACAACGCTAAAAAATATAGAGTTCCTAATGGCGGGGTCTATCAAAAAGAAGTCTGGGAGAGAAGGACATACAAATAATGCAAAATCTCACAAACAACGAGCCAGAGAAGCCTACCTCCATAACCCCGTCAGGATTTTTCGGTGACTCCAAAGACAACATTGTCGAGTTAGAAAACTTTATGACTGAAGAAGAGCACAAAGTTCTTTACGATTTTATCCAGACCAACACCCACTGGGATAAAACTGAGACGCACTACAACGAAGATGGCGTAGTTATTTACGAGTCTGAGTATTGGAAAGACCGAGTAGCGACTAGCAGAACTCTGTATGACGCTAACCCAGAGATTCCTAAAATAATTGACAACTTGGTAGACAGGCTCAAGCCAATCATTGAGAACTTCTTTAAAGTAGAGGCTAATCCCACAAGCCCAGCAATGGTTAGATGGCTACCAGGTCAGTTCCAGCACCCCCACGCCGATAAAGAGTTACACGAAGGCGAGCATCGGGGAAAGCCAAATGACTTTCCTTACTATGATTTAGCCAGTCTTTTTTACATCAACGATGATTACGTTGGCGGTGAACTTTACTTTCCACTACAAGGCATAACTATCAAGCCCAAGCCACGAGCCGCATACTTTTTTCCAGGCGATATGAACTACGTTCACGGAGTTACAAAAATTGAGTCTGGTATCAGATACACGTGCCCGTTTTTCTGGAACATTACTAAGCACACGGGAGAATAATGGAAACCGTAGTATACAAACACGACATCATCGGATATAAAAACTTTGTGCCCAAAGAAGATTTACAAAAAATAATTGATTATTTTGAGTCAATGGGTCACCTTTGGAATGACGTAGCGTTTTTTGAGTCATACGGAATGGGTATTCCACCAATTGACAAGTTAGCAACTAACTACGGGCTGGCAGAGAACTACTTCGGAGACATAAAGAATAGGTATCAAAGTGCTGTAGAGGAGTCCCACGGTAGAGCAGTTAGGCCCAACACTTCTCACGCTCAGAAATGGGAAGTAGGGGCATATGCTAATCCTCACTCAGATAATTCTGACCACGACGGCAATCCAAACGCATTTGAAATAAATAAGTACGTTGGAATTCTTTATTTAAACGATAACTACGAAGGCGGGGAACTTTACTTTCCCGACCACGGCATCAGCATTAGGCCAGAGGCTGGAATGTTTATCACGTTCCCTGGCGGACACGACAACATTCATGGCGTGACCGAGATAACTAGTGGCACCAGATACACAATGGTCTCTTTCTGGGACTACGCAGACGCCGAGTATTCGGAAGAACGTAAGGCCGAGTGGGAAGAAGAAATCAAAAAAGTAAGGGCACAACAGGCTGAGCAAAAAGAAAGAAACGAAAAAGAAAAAGCCTTAAAGCCTTTAGTAGAAAAACAAGTAGAAGATTCTATAAAAGAA